TTCGTCGCGTTACGCTCTTGCTGGAATGGCCGATTCGGGAACCGCTGGGTATTTTGGAGGTGACGGGAACTCCACCACCACAGTTGACAAGTTCGCTTTCAGCAATGACTCCCGTTCCACGTTATCAACAGGTTTGTCGGTGGGCAGAGAATACCCTGCTGCTATGGCTAACGGAAACATCGAATGAACATTCACGATGCAATCGCAGAAATACAGCAACCCCGCTCCCGATACCAAATCATCCACTTTGTGCTCGGCCAACACGACACACCCGAAATGCAGTTCTACCAGTTGATGATGGAACTTCAAGACACAGGCTACAAACTACGGATGGCTGAACTGGGTGTACGAAAAGCCAAAATAGAGATAGCCCGCCTGTTAGAGACAGGCGACGAACTAGACGCAATCGAAGCCGAAGAAAAGCAGGTCGGCTTGGAACAAACCCTGATTGTTATGAAAGGCGCGCAACGCGAAATGGCGGTGCTGGAGGACATCTTCAATGACTGCCAGCATTACACCCGCGACGAAATAGAGCACGCCCAACCTGAGTATTGGGAGAAGCGACTCACACGGCAAACGAATCTTCAGATGATGTCGGGGAGCGTGCAGTGGGCGCAGTTGGATTCGATGCGCCAGATCGGGAAGTTGGACGATCTGATTGAGGCTCGCGAGAAGCAGTTGATGGCCGAAGTGGCTAAGGAGTTGGGCGGATGATTTACTTGAAATGGCGCCTGTCCGGCGGAGCCCATGGGACTGGCCCCGAAGGCCACATCGCAGACAGCGGTGGTCACGCTGAAGCCGGTTGGGCTGTCGATGGTGACGGGTACCGCATCGGCTATCTCGCTGAGAGTGTCGATCTGACTGGGTTGGAAACTTGGGATGTAACGGAAGTTACCGAAGCGGAAGCACTTGCTTTCTGCCAAGCGGTTTGGGCTGATGCTGAAGTGCTGGCTAGCGGATACATTTCCGGTCCTCCACCGCCTGAGTGACGCTCGTATAGGGCGCCTACACCCTCTCTCATCCTGTGTAACAGGTCGTCAGGCTCTTCGGGATTATCCGGCACAATCGGACAGGGTTTCAACGCTTCCGGCGTGGCCTACGCCACCTGAATAGTTCGTAGCAAAACAGTATAAGATGCTGGTTTCAGCATAATATTGTAGAGTAAACTATGAAAGCCTTCAACGGCTGACATTATTGTCGAACAAATGAGGTTAGATATGGCCGAGTACAAAGATTTGGCTGAACGTACAATTGCGACTTTTATTCAGGCCGCTATTGGTGCCATGGGTACCAATAGCGTTATGGATTTGGGCGTTGATAATTGGAAGATGATCCTGATGGCCGGTGTGTCAGCAGGTGTTGCAGTTATCAAGGGCTGGGCCGCAAGCAAGTTCGGTGATCGTTCACCGTCGATGATGTCCTAAACATTATCGAAAAGACATTTCATTCTATGATTTTCTGTATGGAATGGGAGGCTATGATACATAGCAACTAGGCTCACAAGGGGTTGTTGTTATGGGTGATAGTCTACAGAAACGTCTTGAGGGCGCTGCGGATCTAATCTCGCAAGCCTTAGAAGAGACGGGAACTACTGGGCAGGCAGTCGGGAACTCAGGCAACGTTGGCTTGATCGACAAGATCAAAGACAATATTGCTTATGTTCTTGGGCTGCCTGCCGCTTTTTCGGGTGCTTTTGGATTTCTATGGCAATCATCTGGAGAAGAAGCAGCCCTAGATTACAAGGTGGGGTTGCTGGAAGAAGCAGTAGCGGAATTGAAGGCCGAGAATGATCTTCTTGGTGGAGGGACTAAAAACTTTTCTCTAGATATGAGTGGGGCACCGGGCGGCTCTACAACTGCAATTATTGTAGGAGCCTGTCTGGTCCTATTCATCGGTCTTCTCTTCTGGTACCAGAACAAACGTAAACGGCAGTAACGCCGTGAAGAAATTCGTTGCTGTCTTATTGGCAGGTGCGTTAGTTCTTTCGGGCTGTGGTGGCGGCAGTAGTGACCCTGACACTCCCACAACGACTCTCTTTCCCCCTACCACAACTACTAGTGTTGTCACGACAACTACTAATGCAATCGGTACTGTTCCTACCACTACCACCATTGCTTCAACTGTCCTTGAAGAAGTTCCTCTAGCGGATCACTCCATTCCGGATTACACAACCAATGAGGACACTTTCTCATTTGAGAACTTTGGTGGTGGTGAGGCACCCGCAGATCTGACAGTAAACATGGCGCGTCGCCTGTATGGCGACAACCAAGTCTGTTCAGATGTAACCGATGGTCAATGTACGCCGTATCCGGTGATCTTGCAGTTGATGTCGCAGGCGAACAAGTCAATGCGTGGAGGGCTGTGCGAAGGCTTGGCCGTGTTGAGCCTCCGCCTCGCAGGTGACATAGAAACCCTTGCGACCTTCCAAAACACGCAAACTGTTGCGGAACTCATTAAGCAGGATCCGGCACTGCTTTCTGAAATCGCCTACTGGTATGTAACCCAGTTCGCTATGGAGGTACAGCAGGAAGCCTCCTCTTATCTAGAGAAGTCTCCCACAGAATTGGCAGAGGTTCTTCTTTACGATTTCTCAGAAGCAGAAAAAGGAAACCCACACACCGGTTTCACAATCGGTATTTACAGCGAACAGGGCGGACACGCCGTCACCCCTTACCGGGTAGAAGAGATGGCCGGTGGCTATCGCATCTATATCTACGATTCCAACTGGCCCAACGAGGAACGTTGGATCGACGTATCCAATGACGGTCAGTGGATGTATGCCCTTGCTGCGACCAATCCCACGGAACAATCGGAGGCTTGGTTTGGTGGGACAGGGACTATGGAACTCACTCCGATGCGTTCCCGGTCCGGTCCATTTACTTGCAGTTTCTGCCCTCAGGAAGAGGGAGAAGAGTCGGGGACGATGCTTACCGTTGCCGCTTCTGGTGACAAGCAGATGGCTCTCAAGATTGAAACTGAATCAGGTGACAGGCTGGGTTATTACGATGGTGCGTTTGTCAATGAGATTGAAGGCGCTACCTATCGTTATCTGATTTCAGGACCAAGCACCGCTGATCCAGTTTTGGTGTTTCTTCCACCGGGGGTGGAGTCGTTCTCCGCAGATGTTGAAGAGATTGACGTTCCAACTCCTGAAGCAGAAGAGCCGACTTCTACGAGGGACAGAATCGAAGAAGCAATAGAGGAACAGATAGAAGAAGAAACTGAACAGAAGTTTTCTCTACTGGTTCTGAGCGAGGAGAAATCTGTTCAGATTGAAGCGGTCATCGTGGAGGAGGAAGAACCGGAACGGTGGGAAGAGGCTGAGGAAGAGGCTGAGGAAGAATCTGAAGAGGTTGAGTCGTTGTTGGCCTTCTCTGAAGAAGCAATCGAAATTGCAGAGATAGAGGAAGCGACTGTCGCGATTGCTGTTGATGCCCTTGAGGTTGAGATCGAACTGGAAGCCGGTCAGCAAATTGAGGTGGCTTTTGCCCCAGAACCGGAGCCTGAACCTGAGCAGCCGGGTGTCATAATTCCTGAGTCGGAGCCAGTCAGAGACACGCTGGATATTGCTATTCAGGATGAAGCGGGCGAGGTGCTGGCCGAGGTAGAGGTTGACATGACCGCCTACCGGGTTGTCGAACAGGTGTTCGATGAACCGACTGTCACCATTCCGGATCGACCGGATGTTCCGGCAGTGACCCTGCCCCCTGCACCAGAACCGGTAATCGTTCCCGTTGTTATCGAACTGACGTTCGATGCAGATGTAGGGGAGATCTCCACAGAAGAAGTTGAAGTTGAAGCGTGGGTCGCTTCGGATGCTGAATATTTCCAAGCGGTTGCTGAGGATCGCATCGAAGAAGTGTTGGGCGCGTCCTACGTCGAAGAGATTGAATCAGTTGAAGAGTGGGAAGCCCCTGAAATATTTGAAGAAGATGAGATTGATTTCGTTGAGATTCTTCTCAGTGTGGATGAAGAGTATTGGGAAGACGAGCAGTGGGATGAAGTCGAATACGACGACGAATATTTTGAAGAAGAACAGGAGTTGATGGACGATCTCTTTGGTGAGGCTGTCGATGTCGAAGAACTGTTTGAAGAAGTTGAATCGTTCATGGAGGAGGTCGAAGAGGAGCGCATCGAATTCTTTGAAGAACATGAAGAGTTTGATGAGGAGGAGTTCTGGGAGGAATACGAAGAAGAATATTACGAAGAGGATTTCGCCTTTCAGGAGTATGACGCCGATTTGGAAGAGGCGTGGATTCTGGAAGAGATGGGTTTGGAGGAGTGGAACGAAGACCTCATGGGTCCGTCGCCTACCGAAACCGTTGACTGGGAAGAAGAAGACTGGGACGCCTACGACGAGGAAATGGACGCCATCTGGGAAGAGGAGATAGAGGATCCAGAGGCGTGGGAAGAAGAACTGCTGGAGGAATTAGGCGTAGAGGAATGGCCTGAGGAGTGGGGTCCATCACCCACGGAATCGGCTGAGTGGACTGAAGACGATTGGGACGCTTACGACCAAGAATGGGCCGCGGATGAAGAGGTCATGATCCTTGCAGAAGAGGGTCTGGACGAGTGGCCCGAGGACTGGGGACCGTCACCTAGCGAGACATGGGAGTGGACGGAGGAGGACTGGCAGGAATACGACGAGGAAATGGAAGCCCAGTGGGAGGAGGACTGGGAGGACATGACCGAGGAGTGGACCGAGGAGGAGTGGGACGACTGGAATGAATTCACGGGTGAAGATGTTGATGACTTAGAAGAGCCAGAGTTGTGGGAAGATGTAGACCCTGATGACGACAACCCCGGATGGGAAGAGGAAGAATGGGAAGAATTTGACGAAGACACAGAATCCGACGGCTCTATTCCTGAAGAAGAAGAAGTGGATGAGGAGCAAGTGGATGAAGAGGAACCAGTAGACGAGGAACCAGTAGACGAAGAGCCAGTGGACGAAGAGGAGCCTTGGGACGAGGAGATCGAAGAAGACCCAGACTGGGAGGTAGAAGATCCAGACTGGGAGGTAGAAGATCCAGACTGGGATCCAGATTGGGAGCCTGACGAGCCTGACGTTTGTGATGATGGCTGGTGCGAGGATCCGGGTTTCGATCCGAACGAGGGGGATGATGACCCCGGTTGGGACGACCCCTATGGGGGCTGCCGAGGCACCTCTGCCTGTGCTGATGCCCCCGGAGGGTATGAAACTTGGGACGATTACGATCAAGCAAATGACCCCGGCTACTACGACGACTGGGGCGACGAACTGCCGAGTGGGTATGCAACATGGGCTGACTTCGCCCAAGAGGTAGAAATAGGGGTAGTCAGCGCCGACGTTGCTGCCGAGTATCTGCCCGAAGAGGTGCAGGAAGCGATCATCCCTGTGGTCGTCGTAGAGACTGTCTACTACCCGACGGTTTCCTACACATACGAGGACGTTCCCATATCGGAAATCCTGTCAACCAGTGTTTCCACGGCTCAGACCGGAACGGCTACCAGTTCAGCCGTGACGGCTACGAACGTCACCGGCACTGAGGTAACGGCTGCGAATGTCACTGGTACAGAAGTCTCTACGGATATGACCGCCGTGTTGAGTCGTGATGCCAATGACGGGCACTGGCACACTTGGGAGACAACGGTAACTACGACTGAAACTACGACTGAAACTACGACCCAAACTACGACAGAAACTACGACTGCTACGACGGTGACCAATACCCTTGTTGACACAACGACTGTTGTTGCTCGTACTGGTTCCGACATGACAACTTGTACGTTCTATGACGGGGTGAACGTCGGCTGCTCCACGGCGCGTGGATGGAGTCCTGAAACAACTACTGTCACCGTCGGAGATGCATATACTGAGGTCAGCACAACGACCGCTACGGCTGACGTTGTAACGAGTGTTACAGCAGATGTTGTAACGACTGCTAGTACGTCAGCGAGTCAACAGGTTGAACAGGGTTGCTCTGAGGGCGGCTGGACAGGGATGGGGGACTGGTGCATCGTCTCGTCTAGCAGTCACACCGATTACGACTACGTCCAGTTCACATTGGACGAACCGACGAGCATCCGTATCGACGCTGAAACGAACCTGACCCACGCCCAGTTCAATACGAACAACGAGGCTGGTGACCCGTACATCTATCTGAACTGGGATACCCACGCTCCTGAAGGAAACCACTCAGGAGACGCATCAGCGGTAGGGGTTGGTCAACTGATTGAAAGTGACGATGACGGCGGGAACGACTGTGGGAACACTTGTGTCAACCCGCCTAGTACCGCTGTGGATGTGGATGAAACTCCACATGTAATTAGATGCGAAGATGCTGGTACCGATTGTTCAGATTGGCCGGATCTCCCTCCAGTCATCGACAATGTTAGTGATCAGTGGGATAGTCGCATCGTTCGCACCAATCAGGCTGCGGGCGACTATGTAGTAAGAGGTTCGGTCTATAACGGAAACAATGACGGGTGGTATCGCTTGACTATAGAAGAGGTAGAATGATAAAAGTATGGATTGATCAAGATCTTTGCACTGGGGATGGTTTATGTGAAGAAATATGTCCGAGCGTTTTTGCAGTGTATCTTCATTGAGTTGGCTGAATAGGCATTAGTATATTTCGATGCAGTTATATCAATATCGCGCCAAGGTGGACCGAGTCGTAGACGGGGACACCATAGATGTCATTTTTGATTTGGGTTTTGATATTTCATACAAGTCACGCGTGCGGTTTGTAGGGGTCAATACTCCGGAATCTCGTACCAGAGACTTGGAGGAAAAGGCTTTGGGTCTTGCGGCAAAAGATTTTGTTGGACGCTGGCTTCTTGAACATGCTGGGAACTGTCCCATTATTGAAACTTCTTTAGATAAAAAGGGAAAGTTTGGTCGGGTTCTGGGGCGGATAGTCAATGACGAAGGTATTTGTTTAAACGATGTATTGATTGCTGAGGGTATTGGAACGCCATATGACGGAGATAAACGATAATGGCAGCGAAAAGAAAAGCAACAAAGACAAAGGGGCTACGAGGAACTGGATCTCGTCGGGGTCCGGGCAGCAGGGGAACTTCGCCGCGCCGAGCAAGGGCACGGCGGTTGCGGAGGCGGTAACAGTTAGGAGTTAGTCATGTCCATCTTGGTTCATGAAACTTTTGAAGAGGGATGGCAGGAATCGTGGAGCGGGAATGTCCACAACGCTTATGTAAGCGGTGACGCTTTACGGCTAATGTTCCGCGAGGGCGATCATTATGGATGCGCCCTCTACAAAGAGGTGCCGCCGTGTCGCCATGTGAAAGTGTCTTACATGGTGAGGGCACTTGGCAATTGGAATTCCCACAGTACGGGAAAGACGCTGGGGTTTGCCGATCTGCGGTACAAGAACGAGAGGGGCCAGTCTTACGGCCATGGAAACCGGCAACCGAATCCGGACGGATTCTCGTTCCGTACATGGTTCGGCAAGACTAAGGATGGCTACATGCCTATCGGTATGTACTTCTACCATCTTGGTCAGGTTCCGAAGTGGGGCGATTCAGTCAAGGTCGGACAGATCAAGGTGGGCGGTAATCCCGTTCTCTTTGAGTGCGAGGCTGATTTCGATGAGGGTTTCATTCGTGCCCGAGTGGATGGAGGTGACTGGGTTCGCCACAATCTTGTAGTCACTGATAAGACGGCGGTGGTTTGGGCGTGGTTGGACGCCTATTACGGCGGGCCTGCGGTGTCTCCTGAGAACATGGCGTGGGATATTTCAGATTACAAGTTAGAAAATCTTGGTCCTGATCCATTGGATCCCGGTATTGACTGGGATGCTATTGCCCGGATGATTGCCGAGAAGGAAGAGGCTGCGAAGGAAACCGCAGAATCAGAGAAGATTATTGAGGCACCACCGAAGCCGTCGGATCCGATGGCTGAAATGGCTCCGAGTTTGTCTGAACAACTTAGGAGAATCGCAGATCAAATCGAAGCGTTATGAATGCAAACCAAGCAGGAACTTGAAGAATGGTATGAGCAGGATGACCCGTGGGAGTACACGGTCACTCCAGATGACATCTACCGCAAGCGTTTCTACCTGACAGTCCTAGAAGGCTTAGGCGAACATTACGACAGGGCATTGGATGTCGGCGCTGGTGAGGGATTCATAACGGGGGATCTTCCGGCAGAGCAGATCCACGCCATTGAGATGAGTGATAATGCTGCGAGCAGGTTGCCTAAGAATGTCGAACGCGTGTTCGCCCCACAGGGAGAGTACGATCTAGTTCTAGTGACTGGTCTGCTTTATAGGCAGTACGACCATGAACAGATAGCGAGGCTGGTGTCGGAGGCAGCCAGTAAGCATGTCTGTGTTGGTGGGATTCAAGACTGGTTGTTGCCTTATCCGTTTGGAAGGTTGATAGAAACGTTTCGATTTCCTTACAGGGAATACACTTCAGTGTTCAATGTTTACAAGTATGAACGGTATTCCCCATGGAGCGGTTGAGGCTAGCGCACAACATTGGAAACGAAGATCATCCCAATTATCATACCCGTGAGGAAATACTTGCCTGTGATGATCCGATTGGATTTGATGGGGTATATCGAAACGTTTACGAGAATCAAGATGTGTTGGAGGGCAAGTCTGGCATTATGTTCGTGATGGGAAACTTCTTAGGTGGGACTAATGAGTTTGACTTATCAAATGTTCCCAAACTAGAACGTTATTGTACTATGCAAGAAGTAAAAGAATTATGCAATAATTATGCATTTGAAATAGGGTGGCATACATGGTCGCATAGGAACCTTTGTTTACTATCAGAAAAAGAGATACTGCAAGAAATAACTCCACCATTTAGAACTAAATACTTACGTTATCCCTATGGAGAATATTGCGATAAAGTTATAGAGTGCGTGAAGCAGGTGGGTTTTCAAAAGGCTTATTCTGTTACACAAGGTGTACACGATAACCAATACAAGATTTACAGTGATTATGTTTAAAGAATACGAAGAAGAAGGAGTGGCGGTTATACCCTCCGTCTTTACCGCGGAAGAGTGCGACAGGATAAAAAAAGAAGCATACGGGGTTACGGACGATCAAATCAAGTCGGCAGGATATAAGCATGTTCCAAGTGAGCAAGCCTACAATAAAAAGTCTTTGATATTCTTTCCCGCATTAGCCAATAGTTATTTGAATAACATACGCGTTGATGAGCGTATGCGGGCGGTTGTGCATATGTTTTTAGGTGATGAAGTTCGGCAGATCAATAACCAGATTTACTTCCGAGAACAAGCAGACTTGGATACTTTTGCATGGCATAGGGACACTATATTCAGGGAAAGCCATGTGTTTACTTCAGATCTTGCAACGGATTATCTTCAGACAATCATTGCCGTAGACGACATCACCGAAGACAACGGTTCTGTTGAATTCATCCAAGGCTCTCATAAATGGCCGACTTTTGAAGATCCTAAGAATCTAAGAGTTTTTGAGAGAGGGGAATACAGGGGAAAGAAATACACGGCGAAGAAGGGAGACATGATGATCTGGTCAGTAATGATTGTTCATGGAAGCGAAGAGAACAAATCGACCGGTTCTAGGATGACCTACATGAACGGTTTCTGTCGAAGCAGATCAGCGAGCGCCTATCCCGACTATCTTGTCGATGGCAAAATCGTTGAGAATATCAATCCCCAAAAGATTCCTTAACGACAGTCAATGAAGTTCTCTCTGTGCCTTCTGTAGTAGAGGAGAGGTTCCGAGAGGTGAACGCGTCTCGCTCCCATTTCCAGCATCCGATCCCACAGCACCCAGTCTTCTTCTGAATTTGTTCCACCTTCTCGTCGGGCATACCCTGCTGCTTGCCCAAAGGATGTGCGGTACAACATAGAACCGTGATGCCCATCCCTGTGCCACCAGACATCTCCGTTGTACATTGCGTTTGGCAGACGAGCATTGGGGTGGTTCATCTTGAACTCTCCGGTCACCATGATTTCATAAGTAACAATGTCGGCGTCTTGTCCTAACAGTTTCTCTATGGCATCAGAACGGAACCAGTTGTCTGCGCCGATAAACATTGTGTATTCGGTTTCCACCCTCATGAGCATGTCTTGAAAGTTGTCTACCGTGCCAAGATTTTCCTCCCGCAAGACGTATTCGATCTCAGGATAAATATCTGGTAGGTGTGTGCAGTCGCCAACGCCGTCATCCACAAACAGAATCTTGTCGGGCTGCTTGGTTTGCGATAAGAGACTTTCAATACAGTGTGCGGCTAGGTGTCCGTACTGATAAGAAGCAATGATTACGGTTAACATGGTGCTGAAGAATACGCCATCCGAATGATTTTTTTGTGAATGCGAATAGCAGTATGGACATGTTTGCTATGATCAGCAGCACCTTCCAAGAGGACATGACATGGAATCTCTTTTCGCGAGCGGAGCCGTAGGTGCTGTACTAGTGGCTATCGCCGCGATTTTTAGAGAGCGAAACGTGCGAAGGAAACATAAAACTGAGCGTTATCAATCCGACTTTCAGATTGGACAGCGTTTACGCGACGAGTTGCGTGACGAGATGGATCGCCGGGAACGGGAGTACCTGTCGGATCGTGCTGTTCTTGAAAGTCGGATAACTGCTTTGGAGAAAGAAGTGGCACGATGCCATGAAGAGCGGAGAGAACTACAGGAGATGGTGATTCAAGCAGTGAAGGAAGCACCGGCACCGAAGAAGTCGAAGGCCAAAAAGAAGAACTAGCGAGTGACTTCCTTACTCAAATTGAAATCGCCTTCAATGACTCGTTCCACCACGCCTGCTGCTTCTATTTCTAGATCGTAAACTCCGCCTTGAGATAAGGCGGCGGTGTTAGTTGCACTCACCGTGACCTGAATAACACCGCTGGAATTCAGGGTGATGTCTCCTCCGGCTGAGGTCAGGTCCAAGAGTTTGGTAGACGATGTGATATCCGGGCGTACCTGCATCCGGGCCGCGTGTGCGCTAAGGTCGCGAGCAACGGAAGAACTGTCCTTGATAGTAAGTGTTTTGATGAACGTCGTTCCCTGTTCACAGGTCAGATCGTGTTGGGCTGCGGTCATTGACATACCTCCAGCAACAGTCTATCCTAATCAACAAGCCCCAGAGCAGAAAGAATCATAATGGCAAGTTTGGATATCAATCCAGAAGAAGTTATTCAAAACTTGAGTTCACAAATCGGAACATTGATGTCTGAAAATACTGTTCTCAAAATGGCTATTGCTAAGTTGCAAGCAGCACTAGCCGAGGTGGAGATCCTTCCGGCTACCGTAGAGCCAGAAGCCGAGAAAAAAGACAAGTAATGGAAACAGCGTTAGGCGCTGATGTTGTTTGGCATACCGACGGTCATATTATTTCTCTGCGTTTAAACAAGCATGAAGTAGAAGTAGAACTATCCCACTGTCCCGAAGATGGTTTCTGCAATGTTCGGGAAGCCCAATGCGTAGTTGGGTATTTCATAAACACTTTTGGTTTGGAATGCAACGTAGGTAGTGCCGAGGTTTCCTCAAAGATGGAAATCGCATGGGCGCTGATGGGCGATGATTTCCATGTGCAGGAATGTCAACTCTGGTGGATCCCGGTAGAAGACGACGCATTCTCCAGTTGGTTATCTGCGAAACTGGATTAATCTTCTTGAGTATGAAGTAGATGTTCTGGAAGTCTATACGTCGTTGGGTCAGCCGTTACGATTGACCTTTGATCGTCTGGCATTTTTCGTTTCGGAGCGTCTTTGACTTCTGCTATTTGTAGATGATGTTCTACTTCTGGAAGCGTGATCACCTTCTGGGATGTGACCCGGATAGAACTAGGCAGAATCGTTGGAGATTTCGTCAAGGTTCCGGCATTGTCCAGACATGCTTTTAGATTAGACATGGGAATGATGTGCGATTCAAACCCGGCCTGTCCAACGCGTCCTCCGGCAATGATCGCGTCGTAATGGAGTAGGAAAGTCTCTTCGATTTGGGCGTCCATCATGGTGGAAGCCATCTCCTCCAACAACATTTCTGTGGATTTGAGTGACAAATCCTCGCCGGGTGCCGATGTTGCCTCTGCTCCTGCTGATCCAAGTGATTCTGTCATATGATTTTCCGCTCGTTTTGCTTCGATTTAGACTCTAACATAGCAAAATCGTGTATATCAAGTACCTATTCTGGTTGCTCTTTGGACATTCTTAGTACAGCAAGAGCAAATCTCCACACATCTGGGTGCTTCCACACCTCTTCGTAGGCTGGTGTGTAGGTAAACCCGTTTCCGCGCTTTTGTCGTTCTACTAGTCCATCCTCCACGCATTTTGTTATTGCACGGTGGGCTGCATTCTCTAAAACCCCCAATCTAGTGGACACATCACGGATGCTAGATTCAGGGTTTTCTACCAGAACAACAAATGCGCGACCTGTTGCGGTGAGTAGGGACGCTCTTTCTTGGGTGTTATACGCGAGTAGCCGGATCTCATTGAGAACTCGCATAACGGTTTCTGCTGCGATTTCTACTGTGTCGGCTCCTGCAATAGCATCAGTGATCCGCTTCTTTATGAAGTGTTCGTGATGCGGTCCATAGCCTTTGAACTCACCCATTTCTATTGGTCCCTTAGTAGCCGGGTTCTGTGGATTATCATAGACGACAGCGGCTGATGTCGTGACGACCACAACGTCATCTAACAAGGGACACTGATGTGGAAGAACTGAGAGCAAGGTTGCAGGAACTGGCGGTACAGGAACCGTCCACCTGTCCGGCCCAAAGGCTTCTAGAGAAATACCGAGAGGAAGACCTAGAACTGGGAATCCTTATTTCAGATTCAATGATGAACCCGGATATTTCAGTTGCGGAAGTTCACCGTGAATTGACTAGCAACGGAATCAAGATATCTAGAGAAACCATTTCCAAATATCGCAGCCAGATTTGCAGATGCGATCCGCACTGTTCTGAGCGTTTAGGGAGTCCAGCCAATGGCTAAGAAGGATCTAAAAGCAAACTTGCAGAAGATGCAAAAGCCGAGCAGAGCATCCTTGGGGAAACTGGCAGAGATGTTGGATCGGCAGGACATCGACATCGAACAAATTGGTGACATCAAAAAGGTATCGGTGTACCAATCGTTGACAAAGGATGCGGAAGGGGATCCGCACATCCACGATTTGGTTGGCATTCAGATCTCTCCATCTTGGGAGACTGGTCCTGACTGGCCGGTGATAGTGCCGGGTCCGAAAGTTGCAGTACCAAAGAACACCACCAAGAAGAAGAAGACGGCGTTCAAAAAGTGTGTGGTTTTTCCTGACATGCAGATTGGTTACTTCCGAAACAGGGACGGGGAACTGGAACCAACCCACGACGAGGGAGCCATCGACATTGCTTTGTCGATTTGTAAGGATGTGAATCCTGACAGGGTTGCGTTGGTCGGTGACAATTTAGATCTACCAGAGTTGGGTAAGTATCGACTGTCTCCGGCGTTTCAACAGACGACGCAGGCGTCGATTGATCGGGCGACGGAAATTTGTGCTGCGGTGAGAGAAGTAGCACCGAAGGCTGAAATCCAATGGCTTGCTGGAAATCATGAAGAACGTTTAACAAACTTTATGTTAGATAATGCTATGGCAGCGTTTGGTATACGTCAAGGTAAAAGCCCTGAGAGTTGGCCGGTGTTGAGTATTCCTAACTTGTGTCGTTTAGATGATTACAATATCGAATATCTTTCTGGTTATCCAGCATCCACTATTTGGATCAATGAACATATTAAGGTAATACATGGAGATCTTGTTCGCAGTGGAGGTTCTACTGCTCATGCATATTTAAAGCGAGAGAAGATTTCTGTAATATACGGACACATTCATAGGCGTGAATGGGCTGAGATGACTAGAAATGATTTTGACGGACCAAAGACTGTTACGGCGATGTCGCCGGGGTGCTTGGCCCGTATCGACGGAGCGGTCCCTTCCACGAAGGGCGGTACGGATTTGGATGGACGACCGTTGACAAGATATGAGGATTGGCAACAGGGTCTTGCAGTTGTGGATTACGAAGAGGGCGACGGCAAATTCAACCTAGAAATGATAACCATTCGTGATGGTTGGGCTTTGTATCGGGATAAGGAATACAAGGTGTAGATGAATGATGACAACTTAGGTGGACTTGAGGAGACTCACTGGACGGATAAAGCGAATTGTAAAGGCCGAGGGGCAGCGATGTTTCCCAAACGGCATAAAGACATTACTTATATTTCAGAAGCGCGGCGCATTTGCAGGGCGTGCGATGTAAAGCCGGAGTGTTTGCTATACGCCTTGAGTTTTCCGGCAGCAGACATGCATGGTGTGTGGGCTGGTTTAACTCCGAGGCAGTTGGCTAAAGAGCAAAAGACTAGAGGGGTTAAGCCTACTAAACCCACTATTGCAGAGTTCATGGCAGACATGCTGCGATACTATAAGGAGGATCCACAGTTTAAGGATGATCTTCCTCCACCTCTAGGGGACTATAATTACGATGACTAGCAATAATTTGACTAAAGAGTTTATTGCCGAGCGGGATTTGAAAATGTTTCGGATGCGGCAAGCAGGTTCTTCTCACTCAGAAATTGCTAAACGCTACGAGATTTCCGTGTCTGCCGTGTCCAAGGGCGTCGGTCGCGTCTTAGAAAGATTAAACCGTGAAGCAGCATATGCATATCCAGAAGTGTTGCGTTTGGAATTGGAACGCTTAGACAATTTGCAATCTTCGGTTTGGCCATTGACGCAGTTCAGGCGCGAAACGCATGGCGATGAAGAGATCGTTGTGGAACCAGACATGAAAGCGATTCAAACGGTGCTTGGCATTATGGATCGACGTTCAAAACTTTTGGGTATGGAAGTGCAAAAGGTGGACTTGAATGTTACTGGGGCTACCGATGTGCGTCATTCTTTGGCTGGGGAAGATTTGGCTACGGTCGGCTTGATTGATTACCGCACCGAATCTATGCAACTTTTGGAATTGATGCGTAAGTCTGGGATTCTGGAAAAGGATGTTGTGGAGAGGGTATTGGCAGAGGTCGAAGATGAAGAAGAAGTAATTGATGCTGAACTATTACCGGACAAAGACAGTGGAGACAATGATGATGAATGAAGAAGAAACTAAGACAGCACAAATTCTTGTTCGGATTTCAGAAGAAGAACGAGATGAATGGAAAAAGGCTGCTGAAAAAATGAATGTCAGCATGTCTGATCTCATTCGATCTACCGTCGCGCCTGTTGTCAAAGAAGCATTGCATTGCACACATCCGGATGAATTCCGTACTTCATATCCGTGGTCGGAGTTTTGTAATAAGTGTGGGGAGCGTTTACGGGGATGATCTGTCCGTTTCTCAGTGGGGTAGCGGTCTGCTACGCGCTCATCTGGGCAAGCAGAAAGACGCGTCTGTGGGCAACGACTGAACCCACGCGTCGGAAGAAGATCAACTTATTTCCAAGAGTGTTGCCGTAGCCATGCGTTGGGGAGGGTTACGTCCGGAGCCGTACAAGTTGTCACCGCCTGACGCGGATAGCGACATGATCGTCCAAGAGGGCACGGCTTGGGAACGTCCGGGTGGACTCCGACTGCTGGACAGGTTGGGTAACGCTATTGAAGCCGGGATGGAATCTCTGTCGTCGGTTGACGGCTTACGGTACGTCGATGCCGATGGGAATGATGTCGCTTATACCCCCACTTGGGCTACGGAAGAAATTCCTGTACCGGGTACCGGGTTGCGGACTTTGAAAAATTCGGGGGTTCGCACCGTAGGAGAAATGACTGGTGGTTCTGCGTCTTTGAAGGATCGGGGTTTGGCTCTGGGGGATCGCCGGAAGGCAGTAGCAGAGGCGATTCGGGAAGCACAGAAACCGAAGGTACCGGAGCCGGAACCTGAGCCGCATCCATTGCTGACGGGTATAGCAAAAGCGGAGAAGGTGAAAGCGGAGTTGGAGGCTGTCGGGGGTCATTGGAGTATGACAGCGAAAGAAAGAAAAGCGTTTACCGATTCGGAAGCGAAAAGATCGGAAGGCACGGCAGAGAAAGCAGCCTTGGGAAGACCATGGGTGGCTAGCACTAAGACGACTGCCGAGTTAGTAACGCAGAGCCGTGAAAAAGTATTGGAAAGATTGAGAGAACAACTAGATATTCAAGATGACGTTTTGGCTGGGCCACACGATCAGGAGATTAAAGACCGACATGGAAAGTACAAGGAACGTTTACAGAAAGCAATCGACTATTTAGAGTCACACACTGATGAGGAGTTCGTCGCTGAACTTGCTAAAGCATTACGAATCTGGTACGACGATGAAGACAATGATCTTTGTGTAGCAATGCCACACGGCGAAGTGTTCGATTCGTTTTTGGAAGATGGTTACAAAACTACGCATGAAGTAACAAGTCAACATAGCGGCGAGGACATCCGCGGAGATTACGAGGTGTCACAGGGTGTACCGAGGGATGCTCCCGAATCGGTGCGCCCTGCGTCTGGTTTTGTACATGCTGGGGCTACGAAAAGGTATCTTGCGGAAGAAGACGAAGGCTTTGTTCACGATCCGCGGCGGGATCATCCTGACAGGGATCATACGTTGACTGCTCTGAACCATCAGCGTTCGATGCATGGAAAGTCGGTTTATGGTCAGATTCAATTGGTATTGAATGAGGATGTGAAAGAGCGAACGAAGGCAGGTAACGGGGACACTCTTAACGCTGGAGTTGTGGCAGCACCGATGGTTGGTGCCACCGATGAAGAGTTGGTTGAATCTTTTCTTAGTTCGGTTAGCCCGCAAACAGCCCCCCTCAAAAAAACCACTACTGATAAAGTCTTGGACGCATTGGAACTAGTCATAGATGGTGCGGGTGCAAACAATAAAAATATAGGTTACCGCGATCAGGGCATCCATGAGACAGAGATGAAGTTAGGTGGTGACCTGTATGTGGAAGCGTTGATCTTTGGTTCTTTCGATTTGGATGATGTTGCCGAGATCAAGATTCCTCCAACCGTATGGACAACCCATGCTTTGGAACATGCACCACTGAGGTCGATGACACCTAGTTATGGTCGTGACGATTCGCCTGCCGACCAAGCGCTTATGGGTGTGTTGCAAACCGGGAGAGACATTGAAGATCTTGATCCCGAGATCGAAGCGTCGATTCGTGATGCATTGATAGAAACGCCTGAACAGGTAAGAGATGCAATAAGGAATACACGATTTGCCATAGTGATGGACAATCTTGCTTCGATGAGGAAACGTGCAGCCATGTTGGCAGCAGTTCGTGCGAAGAATAAAGAAGTCAAGGTTACATTTTTGAGCGAGTTGGGGGTAGATATGGATGACGTATCCATCTTCGGAGCGGAGGGGGTAGGTAAGACTGTCGAACAGGTTTACCAAGCCCGTTTGATAGAGGTGTTAGAAAAACTTGCGATTGAAATAAAAAACTGGGAACCTCCTGCTGAGCGTGTTCCCATTCCCATGAGTCAACGATTGTAGATCCTTAATCTAACAATCATCGTGTGATAAAGATTGTTACTGTGAGAGAAGCCGGATGGATCGAACGTATCAGTTTCAATGACGTTCTTCTAAGCCCTCAATATTCTGAAGTCAGAAGTCGTAACGATGTAAGTCTCGTAACTGAACTTTCTTCAGGACTAAAACTAGACATCCCTATCATTGCGTCGAACATGGACACCGTATGCGGTCCAGCCATGTTGACTGCCATCTCAGACCTTGGCGGTATCGGCGTGTACCCGCGAGGGGTGCAGGCGGGCCACAGGATATCCCTCATCCGACAGACGGTGGAGGAAGGCCGCAAGGTTGCCGTAGCCGTAGGGGTGAACTCTCTGCTAAAAGAAATCGGCTATTACGCAGACGTTGGAGTATCAGCAATCGTTCTTGACATAGCGCACGGCGATTCTGCACATGCCTTAGAAAAAATTGTTCAGATTCGACGCATCGTAGAAAGACGCAATCCAAATGTTTGCGTGATTGGTGGGAACGTAGCAACAGCAGGCGCAGTCAAACGTATGGCTGAGGCTGGTGCCCACTGTGTCAAAGTCGGAATCGGTGGAGGGTCAGCGTGTACGACACGCGTCAACACTGGAGTAGGTGTGCCGACACTGTCTTCGATCATGGATTGTGCTACCGAGGCTGACAAACATGGAATCTTTTCAATAGCAGACGGCGGAATAAAAACACCGGGAGATGTAGCGAAAGCATTAGCCGCAGGTGCAGACGCGGTGATGTTGGGCGGGATGCTTGCCGGAACAGACGAATCACCGGGAGGCGTTGTTCTAATCAATGGGCAACAGTTCAAAAACTTCCGAGGCAACGCTTCCGCAGAAGCAGGTTCCAAGTATGTCGAAGGTGGAGCCGGACTGGTTCCCCATACCGGACCTTTACGAAATATTATTGAATCAATTGAAAACGGTTTGAAAAGTGCATTCTCTTATACGGGTGCCAGAAACATCGAAGAGTTCCATGCCAAAGCAAAGTTTGTTAGAGTGTCCGCAATGTCAGTTATGGAAAATGGGGCACACGGTTTATCACACGAACGGAAATACGATCCACAAATAGGAGTAAGGAAGATTCTTCCATGACGGAAGTAAATGTTGTCCTGCTGTTTCTAAGTGTTACCGTAGGTTTCACTCTTGCTACAATGTTATGGGTTTGGTGTAATCGAAATTCGTTTGGAGATTGAAATGCAAAAGCCAAAAAGTAAACATGTGTTACTTACCGGTGGGTTGGGATTCATCGGCGGGCACACCGTAGAGCATTGGCTAAAAAACACGGATTGGGATATCACCGTAATGGATGCGTTGCGTTTCTCAGGACGCATCGAACGCCTAACAGAAATGGAAGGCTACAACCCTGACCGGGTGAAAGTTGTTTGGCATGATCTCCGAGCGCCGATCCATGAACAACTAAAAGAAACGATTGGAAATGTTGACTGGATTGTCAACATGGCATCCGACTCGCACGTTGACCGATCTATCACCGACCCAGTTCCGTTCGTTCAAAACAATGTGAACCTCGTCTTGAACATGCTGGAATACGCCCGTGATATACAGCCGGAAAAGTTCATTCAAATCTCCACCGATGAAGTTTACGGACCTGCACCGGTAGGACATTCCCACTGTGAGGGCGAGGTTTTGCGCCCATCGAACCCGTATAGCGCGTCGAAAGCGGCGCAAGAAATGATCGCGTTCTCATACTGGAGAACCTACGGGGTGCCAGTAATCGTCACCAACACGATGAACAACTTTGGGGAACGGCAACATCCCGAAAAGTATGTACCGATGGTGATGAAAAAGATCTTGCATCAGGAAGAAATCCAAGTTCACGGCAAAGAAAGAAGCGAAGGAGGATGGGACATCGGTGCCCGAGTCTGGTTACATGCCAGAAACCACGCCGACGCTGTCCAGTTCATCCTAAAAAACGTGCCAGTTTTGCATTACGACGATGACACACCGGAGCCGGAACGCTTCAACATCGCCGGGGAAAAAGAAATCGACAACCTAGAGATAGTCGAAATGATCGGTGAAATCTTAGAGTGCCCGCCATTGTGGAGACTGGTGGACTTTCACACCAGCAGGCCCGGACATGACCTAAGATACTCACTGGATGGAACGAAACTAAAAGAGTACGGATGGGATGCTCCCATGTCTCTAGAGGAATCGTTTGAAAAGACAGTTAACTGGACAATGAAACACACAGAATGGTTGACAGAATGAAATCAAAAAAACTGGCTGATCTGCGAGTAGCGGTAGGTTTGGAAGAAGGCGACGACAAAGAAGTAATCGAAGAAGCCGTCGCCCTGATCCACCATCTCGCTGACGAAATCAGTCAACTAGAAACCAATATAATCTGTATCAATGCACGGCTAGCATTACATGAAGGTTCACGCAAGCACAAGAAGTGGTTCCGTCGGCTGTTCTAATGAACGAAGTTTTCTTTCTAGAACATAAGAATACTCAGATCGAAGTAGATCTAGAACCAGACGACAGGATAAGACTATCCCTACGGGACATCGACTTATACCTCACCGCAAGCGAAGCACAACACATCGCAGACATGCTAACCAAAATCTTCCAATGGGATCAAGAAGAAGAACCCTACGAAGTAGAAGAATTCAAAGGTGAAGGCATCGCTTGGGCCGACGACGAAGACGAACCATCACCGTACTGGTAAACGCTGGCGCATGAAAACTTGGTTGGCTATCATAGGGATCATCCTATGCGGAGCAATCATCGCCGGGGGAGTCATCGGAGAATGGTGGGCATTCGCCATAATGATCCCAGCAGGCGCAATAGCAGAATGGAAATGGGCAGAACGTTGAACCCCACGCACAAATACACCAGAGAAATCCTTTACCATTACACATGCGGACAATGCGGACACTGGTGGTCATACGCACACACCGCACACAAATACGACATCCACTACCCAAAAATGCTAGAAGAACTCACATGCCCCCACTGCGGCTACCACACGACATGTGAAGAAAAAAGCGGCGCATATCCTCACCACGAATGGGACCGCTACAGCAGACCCAGAGGAACCACTAGGAGAGACTACAGTAAGGGATGGCAACCGTCTTCTATGGGACCGGACTTACATGTAGTGGAGGACTTTCTTGAAACGGACCAGTAAACAAGCCAAAGGCTTTCTAAAGAAGCAAACAAAGAAACAACAGAAAGCCAAAACCAAAGCCAACAAAACCAAACGAGACAACAAACCCAAATGGCCCAACGGCCCCAACAAACGAACCTCCTACCCCCGATGACCACCATTTACCTAGTGTTCCTACTCCTACCAGCACTACTCGTCCTACTATCACGATCAATAAAATAACTCACCAAAACCCCCCACTATCACCCACAACCACCCACTAACCTAAAAAACCCCACCAAAAAACAACACAAAAAAATGCCGCGTGCGTGTGCGTTTTTCTGTGGGGTGTTGCTTTTGTCGTTGTGCGGGTTTTGTTAGGGGCTATCTGTTGTAGTTAGTAGGTCTATCTACTGTAGATAGTATATACTATTGCTGCTAGTAGTAGGAGATATCTACTATAGATAGTAGGAGATACTGCCTACTATAAGTAATAAAAACCCCAACCCTTCCACCGTATTACATCATTACATGTAACTACCGAGGGGCGTGGTTCTGGATTCTTTTGCACCGCATAGGTCTAGACCTATACTGTCTCCATCCGAGTTATCCACACCGCCTTGCAAATCTTTGCAAGTTTTGGAAGGCGGTGTGACATTCCGAGGTGACCACTTCCTTGCTATTACTGCTATCTAGAAAAAGGGTCGAAAACTTTTTAGGCATACCGTGTGCCGAAACAGTTCTATCTAAACACTACATTTGTAACGCCACCGTAACACCCACCGGGACTTGCTTATACCATGCATGTCTACCGCAAGTGTTGCACGGCGGGGCTTGTCCTAACATGACAACCGTAACCTCACCATAACAAAAGCGGGGCTTGCCTTTACCAAACACCGCAAGCCGCCCCGCTTCTTTACCGTAACCGATACCGTCCCGTTTCTTTTACACCGGACGCGTAAAAGCGGGACTACTTTACAATCTCTGCAAAGCAGCCCCGCCTTTACTGTAACGAATGGGAGGACCAAGAACCCCACCGGAAGAGAGGAGGAAAACGGTAGGGAACCATTACCTTCTCGTTACGGTGGATATAATGACACCGTTGTAGTATGTTGTCAACCCTAAATGAAAGTTTCTTTTTCACACCGTGACAGTTCTTTTTGTAGTAGGATTTGCAAATGAGTGATCATACCGAAGCCATCCATCCCAAGACTGGGCGTCCGCCGAAGCGTGCCGCTGATGGTTCCTCAATAACTCTTACCGTGCGAATACCTGCCGAAATCAAGAACCAAATGATCGACCGTGCCGAGGAGTACGACCTCACCGTGACCGAATACTTGATTTCTTTAGTGGAGCGAGATGCCTAGCGGCAGGAAACCCAAGCATTACCCGGACGACGCCACCGTAGACTTCCGAATAAACTTACCGGGAAGGGTTCGCAACATGATTGCGGACCATGTGATGTCCTTACCGAACACCAACATGAACGAATGGTGCGGGATTGTGCTGCGGCAGGCTGTTGAAGAAGCCCGAGGCTTACCGACGCCACCTCCTCCGGCGGCTCCGATTCCAAGAAAGGTCGATATTTTAAGAGAGTACCTTACCGGCGAGACTATTCTTGAACCGTGCGGTCAACCGTACCCTTGTCAAAGAGAACGAAACGACTCCGAGTTCCATGGTTCCATTGAGTTCTGCGGATATTGCCGCATCATGGTTTCATAGAACCCGAAGCCGTCCCGTTTCTTTACAATGTTCCTTAAAGAAACACTGGCTTTGTCTTCGGTTTTCGCAGACCTAAACGGTTGTAACTTAGTCCACTTTGCGAATGACTTCAAGCACCTGATCGAACTCTTCGCGAAGTCCGGGTGCATTGGCAATCATGATGCCTTCTGTCATTGTTGACTTTAGAAGGTCAAGGATTAGATCACCGTTGTCGTTGATGTGTTCTGCAAACCAGTCCAACGGATCTGATTCCCGTGACATCTGTGCGGCGGTCTTTGCGATTAGGTTCAACAAAGGCACCGCAGCGATTTGTCCCAACGTTGTTTGATGGGACATCTCTGATGGTTCCTCACTGATCTGCATCTCACCGTCGTCCGGGTTGGCGTACATGGGTGTTTCCATCCACTTGCTTACCAGCCGTTCGATCCGGTCAGTTGTTACATCGAACATTGCCTCTTCTTTTTCTAACGAGTCAAGTCCCTGTAACTCCTTGTTCCAGTCTACGTTTACATTATCTTCCATTATGCGCGCTCCTTTCGATAGATTACACGCTAAAGAGGGGGGCGGGCGGCAGTGCCGAAGCACATACCGCCCGCCGGGTACGGGGATTAGTCGGAAGGAGACAAGAGAAAACAACTAACCCCGGTACCGATCATGATCCTACACCTACCATTGGGATTTCCCAAGCAAGTTGTAGGTCATCTGGGTCTATTGGCCCGTCGTAACACCACGATTCCGTGCCCTCTGGGAAGAAGGCATGGGAATGATCAGTAGATTCGCGGAGGAGTTCTGGGTCTAGATCGTCGGTGTCTACCGAAAATACGAAGATCTTGTCATGGTTGACCATCTTCGGGAAGGTTTCTATCTTCCCGTCGATTTCAACCTCTTCGTATCCGTCGAACTCTCCGCCCCTGATCGCCACAAACGTGGCTGCGTGCGCGGGCAACGGCCCAGCAAGGTAGACGCAGCCGTCGATTCCGGGCTGTAGCCCTTCCTCCATGATCTGGTCAACCTTGCTAGGCCATGTTGCGTGAAAGATCTCAGCCATCGTTGATCTCTAGGTCTGCGTCGGGATAGTTCTCAGCCACCCAATCAACCCACTGCGCCCCTGTCAGGGTGCCCATCGTGTTTACCACGGTGGGATGGTTGACGGATAGTCCGTGATCCTCGTCCCAAAAGACCTGCGGGATCGGATGCTCGTTGTCGTCCGGTGCTTTGACACAAATGCCAAACCCAGTCGTCGTTCGATCATCCTGCTGCAACTCGTTCAACGCAATGCGCGTGAAGTAACTGGGGTCGGAACACCGCATCCCAGCCTTCTTGATCGCACGCGCCAACGCGATGTTGACGGAAGACCCACGCCAATGCGTGTATAGATACACACTGTCGCAGTTCTTCATCTGCTTGATCTCTATGTTTCCGCGGTCACCCATCAGGTAACCGCCTTGTCTTTGGCGAGTTCCTTCTTCAACTCGTCCTTCAGTTCTTTCTCGGTCTTCTCCCGAATCTCCGTGCCTGAAAACACGAAGGTGGTGAAGCCGTCATCTTTGTTTACTTTTGGCATTTCTCTCTCCTATTCGTTTATCGCCGCCTGTTGGCGGCAAGTGGATGGGGGGCCGAAGCCCCCCGATCAATCACCAGCGCTTTTTGCGCCGCTTCTTTTTTGGACCCTTCAGAACCTTTTTGACTCCGAAGAATGCACCTCTCGCTTTGAAGTCCATCAGTTTGGTAGCCCTCCCTTCAGGTTGGCTACTAGGAACTGACCCATCTGGTCGGCCAGTTCAGCCTTCGCCTCAACATACTCAGTCCACGCCAACGTCCCGAAGGACTCGTCGCTGATCTCGTCTGTCTGGTCGGATAGATCCTTCCATTCAGACATCCACATGCCAAGGCTTCCGCAAAAGTCTCCATGGTCGGGGACGATCACTGTGCTATTGGTGATGCTTATGGTGTCGTTCATGGTTACCAGCCCCATCCGCTCTTGACACCAAAGGCTTCTGCTAGTTGGTAGAGATCTGCGTGCAGATCCCCGTCTATGTTCAGGAAGTTCAGCCCTTCTGTTAGCGCACTGGCTTCCGCGTTGTTTAGTACGATAACGGTTATATCGCTACCGCTTGTTACTTCAGCCATAGTTAGTCTCCTTTGGCTAGTTATGTTTACATGTACCAGTATAGCACATGTCAGCCCTTCTGTCAAGTCGGGCAAGTGGGGAGTGGGGGGCTTTCGCCCCCCACCCAATCAGACCAGTTTGGTTCCGGTCTGGTTCTCGTAGGTCCGCCTGAACCATGCAGGCCACCACTGCTTGACAGGCTTCCCTGTCGCCAAGTCGTGGAGAAGTTCGACGGCATCCGAAACCTCGTTCCGGATAAGCACCTTCGACTTCTGGACAGTCTTGATGCACTGCATCGCCAACTGATCCCTGTAGCCCTGACCCGGACCAAGCACCCCGCCATCAGTCACCCACACGACTGGTGCGTTCCTGCGCTGCTTCTGCTGCACAGCCCACACCAATGCGGGATGATCGACACCGTTGCCTCCGCGAGACTCTGGAATCGCTGTGGTCATCCGACCACGCTCTCCCAAAATCCAGCAGTTCGCTTTGCCGTCCCTGTCAAAGTCGTTGGTTGTGTAGCACGCTACGGTGCAACCGGGGGCTGCATCCATAATGTCCAACACATCCTTCTCTGACAAAGCCATTGAGCCTGAGTAGTCGATAAGCACGACACCTCCATTGCCCTTGACCTTCCGATCAAAAATCCGCTTCTGCGGATCGGTGAACATCCGGCCAACACGACGCGGGTTGCGACCCATGTTGGATGCGATTCGACGCTTCCCCAGTCCACCCGGAACGTGCCGGGTGAGGTTCTGCTTCTTCACATTCAACTGTGACCAAGACCCAGCCTCGTCGCTGCGAACAGGCTTCTGGTTCTCCAAGTCTTCTTTGGAGATAGGTGCCTCTTCTTCGGAGTCCGTATCGACCTCGCCAGCACCACCCTCGTCGCCACCTTCTTCGGTGTCGCCTGCTGTGGTATCGCCTTCGGTCTTCTCGTCCTCGTCAGTTTCGGGGTTGGCCAGTCGGTCAAGCCACTCTCCGATGGATTCTGTATGAAAGAATCCTTCGATAAGTTCGTTGGCCGGGTCAAGCCTGCCAGAACTAGTCATTGTCGAACACAAACTCGTGTGGTTCGTGCGTGACAGTTGACGCAGTTCCTTTTGAAGCAACTGATGGATACGACGGAGTCGTGGTCCCCATCCCGGTCGGTGTCGCCTGATGCCTACGAGGTACTTGTTCAAGCCCCCACAGCCAGAAACACTGGCCGTGAAGTAAACAGCCTCTGCCCAGTCGCCGCGTTCCGCGATGCGCTCGCCTGCATTCATCTCTGTGCCATCCTCAAGAATGTCCAGATCGAATCCAGCCTTGCTCACTAGGAAGTTCACACGGGCTTCCTCCGCACAGATCATGGCCCGGTCGGAGCAAATGCCCCTGTTGACCCATACCGACCTGTCGCCGGGTGAAACCTTTGCGTGCATCATCTCATGCGCCCTGATGACACGGTCCAGTTCAAAGTCTTGAACAGGCACGATCATCGTGCGAGGTAGCACACCCGTTCGGGGTAGGCCACGCTCCGCGGCGCATGGGTGAATCTCCCACTCCGCAGGTTCGTCATTGGCTCCATCCCTACGCCTGATTAGTTCAGGCATGGGGCGTAGATCCTTATGTTCTATAGTTTCCATCTCGTCTCCTAACGTGATTGGTTACTTGCTTACTTGCTTTGCATAGCCTATCACATGGGTGTGACAGGCAAGTGTGGGCGAGGGTTGGGGGTGCCGAAGCACCCACCAACCACTCGCTGGGATCAGGAAGCCGATCCGACCGTGTCAACCTTGACAGCGTCAAGGAAGGCTTCTGCCCGTGATCCGAAGATCAGTTTGGCAGCACGCTCGTCGCCGTGGCTCCGCGCCAACTGTCCGTAGGCGTAGAACTGGCGAAGGCTAATCCGGCGATCACCCGCGTCGGCCATCTTTCGGGCGTATTCCCGAATGCTGGTCGGCAGGTTCAACAACGCATTGGGATGCGGTTCGTTGATACGAATCGCACACGGGAAACGGTCCTTCAAAGCAGAAGGCAGTTCCTCCATGTTCTCAATGTTCGTTGTCATGATAACGCTGAACCCGTCCTTAGGCGTTTCCACCCGGCCAGTCGCGGGGTTCTCCCACTTAGCCGAATCGACGGTATCCGTCATGGCAAGCAAGGTTGCGAATACATCGCCACCTGCCTTGTCAATCTCGTCTACGACGAGCCTGCCACCCCGGATGCCGTTTCCACGCCATGCCTTGATAGCCGATCCATCGTTCCAGTCGAATGACCCGTCCTGACCGGGGAGGAAGCCTCCCGTTACGTCAAAGTTAGTCATGTCTTCTGTGCAGACGAGACGCCACGAACCGGAGTCCGTATCGCCCATGTTGAGTCCGGCGAATGTCTTGCCGGTCCCCGGTGGGCCGAACAGGATGATCCTGTCGATCCCTGCTGCCAGAACATCGTTGTAGTCCTGCCAGCACTGGGGTAGGTTTTCGTTTGTCATAGTATGTCTCCTATGAGTTGTTGGTTGGTACATATGCAGTATAGCACATGCGTGTGACGCTGTCAAGTCGGCAGCATCAGCACAAGTGGAGTCACCCCCGACTTGCTAGAAACAAGTCTAGCAGCCGGGTGTGACAGTCGGATCAGACTCGCTCCAACGTGTCCATGTCAACGATTCTCTCGCTGGTATGAACTCCGTTGCGAATCTCGCCGCGACCGTTGCTCTCCTGAAACGTGAGGTTGGTGTAGATGACGATCTGGCCGTCATTGTCCTCACCGAACTCAACGAAGTCCATGAGTTGGCGCAATGCCTGCCCCACGCTGGTGAACTGGTGATAGTCAAGCCACGATCCCTCGTTGCTCTTTCCGTCGTACATGTCTCTCTCCTTGTAGTTGGTATGCCCCTAGTGTAGCAGGGGGGTGTGACAGCGGGGACCGTAGGGTAACGGGTGTCCCCCGCCATCACAGAACAAGTATACTACACTTCAAGACGCTTGTCAAGTTTACAGCAACGTTACGTTTCAAGTTTACAGCAACGTTACGTTTGTAACTTGTTCGTAACATTACGATAGGCCACCGCATAAGGTGCGCCGGGGCTACCGCATAACCAGCAAGTCAAACTAGATTTAGCCAACCAAGTTACATCGCAAGCATCGCACCCAATGACCGGAGGCGCGCCCGTCCCGTTGCTTATCTCTAACATGTCGACAACCGGCGGGGCTTTTTTACCTTTGATGAGCCACATAGCCCCGTAGTTCTAACACGGGGCGGGGCTACACCGGAGAAGGCTTTCCGTATACGGTAATCTGAAGCCTTACTCTTTACCGCTTACCAGATTTCGTCGTTTTTTGCAGCGGGAGTTGTCTCCGGCGGCAGGCTTCCATTGGAAGAAACTCCACCGAAATCAAGTTTGCCTGAAGTAACCCACCGTTCACCTTTACCATGAACCGGAGTTACACAAAGATCTATCCGACCGAAGTGCGTCTTTACATTTACAACCGTGATCTCAATAGTCAAACCATCGGTTGTTTCGTATTCGGCCTTCTTTCCCACATACTCGTCAATCAAATCTTCTACCGTTGGCATCTCGCCTCTCCTTTACACGTCCGCAGAAAGAACAAGAAGTTCCCAGACCTGATCCATTTCTTCAGGTGTGTCGTACTTCAGAGTGTCCACGAATCCTTGGCTTTCACATAGGATGGTCAGAACGTCCCGATGCTTTTGGTAACAACCCAGTTCGCCGTTGAAGATTTCATCAGCGGGGCTGTGCCAGAGTTGCTTGGTTTCTTCGGCGTCGAACTCCATCTGCTACCTATTGTAGCAAGCGGAAGCGGGGGGCGCAAGCCCCCCGTCCGTTACCGCTTCGCCGGGTCGATCTTGCTATCCGGCATCGGGATGTGAGACTCGCTTACCCAGTCTCCCCATTCCTCGTAGGTCATGCCCACCGTTCCAAGGTGAAGATCGTCGTAGACCATTCCGTCTACCTGAACTACCCGAAGTCCAAATACGTCGAAGATAATACCTTCCCCGGTGATGGTGACCGTCATGTTCCGGCCATCGCCAAGGTCAATGTCCATTCGACTGTCGGTTGCGGACTTGGTTTCTGTGTAGATAATGCTCATCGGGCTTCCCTTCCACGAACCGGACTGAACGCCGGGGACATTACGTCCTCAGGATCGTAGTTGTCCTTCGTGATCTCGTAGCCCTGCAACGTGTAGAAGTCCAGCCATGTGGACTCGCACACATTACAATGAACCGTGTAGCAACCGCTGGGGCCGTCGAAACTTTCGTCGTCCGCGGTAATGTCGTCAGCCTTGCATACAGGACAGAAGTCCGCGCATCCAAGATACTCACGATTGTAGTTACGACGCCGTTGGTTGGCGAGTTCGTCTTGCCTTTTCCAATCTTTTTCACGCGCTTCGGCTCTCGCCTGCGCTTCCAAGATCAGATTGGCTTGGTGAATGCTCATTGTTGTCTCCTTGTTAGTTGTAAAGGGGGGCAACCCATAGGACCACGATGCCTGAGTAAGTCGAAACTGCTCAGTTTGCGTGTCGTAAACACTCGCTGTTGCCAGCGAGATAACTCTAACCCTATGGGCTACCCCAAGTGGATGACGGCGGGGGGGAGAAAGGACAAGAAACGCCCCCCCGCCATCAAATCAAACGCTCAGTTCGACCTCTACGAACGACTGAATGGCTTCCGCCTGCTCGTCGGTCATGTTGTGATCGCGCCAGACCAAGACGGTCTTGCTCACGCCGGGAATGTAGGCTTCTGGATCAGCACCGGGGTTCCCGAAGTTCCCGTACTCAAACTCTCCAGTTTCCTTGTTGATGCGTGCCCCTGTGTAAAGCACGATCTGGCCTAGTTCGTCAATGACGAACCCTGCCGTGCAAATCTCATCGCCCCATCCTTCGAGGAAGTCGTGAATGTCAATGTCCTTGATAAAGTCCATGTCTTGTCTTTCTACTAGTTGGTATGCTATTAGTATAGCACACGGGTATGATACTTGTCAAATGGTGGACCGGGGACTGCCGGAACGCGCTAACGCTCCTGTCCTGTTCCCCGACCCACCAAGCGGACAGCCGGGGAGGGACCGAAGTCCCTCCCCGACCGGATCAGACGATCTTGACCGCTGGCTTGCGGTCCTTGAACGAGATCGTGCTGGCGACAGCACCCTCGTCCAGTCGTCCTGCTTCGACCTCCGCGTCGAACCGGGTAGCCACGACCGAAGTCTTAGCAATCCGATCAAACACATCGGTCGGGAGGATGGCCTGAATCGCATCGGTGTCGATCTCTCGCACCTGCGAATGGACGACCTGAACAGTCCGTCCGTCCGACAGAACAACCTCGTCCTCACCCAAGGCAAGAAACGCGTTCTCAGCCTCACGGTAGGCGTCGGAAGCCTCCTTGACCATCGCCTTTAGGTCAGCGACCTGCTGGGCAACAGTCTGGACGGCGGTGGCTGCCATAGCCGTTGCCATCTTCCTTGCGGTGCCGATGCCCGCTACGGCGGTAGTAGTATCCACGCTAGTCTCCTATGTGGGTCTGATCAGCGGATGGGCTTTCCATCCACTAAGTGATAGTCTAGCATGGGGGTGTGACAGTCGTTCTGCCACGACCCCCTTGCCGACTCCCTGTATGTTACTACCGGGGTGTGACACTCACATGCCCGCTGATGAACAGCGTCACGATCTTGTGTGCAGCCCGCTCGTAGGCCATACAAATGTGGTCACCCTGAATCTTGTCTTGCTCAGGATGGCGCTTTGAGGCATAGGTGATCTTCGACGCGATGTATTCGCTTCGCATCAGAGCCTTTGCCTGCTCCGGTGTGTCCACGCCGTCGATACGGGCAATAGCCATGTCGATAGCGTGACGCGTGAACCGGAGGTTCCGGTAAGTGTTGTCCATGTCCTTCTCTTTCCTATGTTAGCCGTTACCCCTAAGACACCGAATGGGGGTCTGATCCGACCCTTATTCGGTGCCCGTAGATAACGAGCGTTTACGTTAGACCCGTAGTATAGCATACGGGTATGACAGTTGTCAAGTCGGTCTAGTCAGGGGGGGACCGAAGTCCCCCCAGATCAGACCGGGTAGACCTTGTCGTGGTCCGTCGGGTCGCACTCAGGGCAAAGCGCCCCGTCCGGCGTTTCGTCTATGGTGTAGCACGGCTCAATGTCCGTCCATTCGCCACAGTCGCAGCATTGGCTCAGATCACCAAGACCATCCCTACCGGTGTGACATAGAACATGTGTTCGATCACCGCATTTGCCTTCTTATTACATAGACACCGCAACCACACCCGATCCGACCCAAACCCCCGACCGTCCCGTTTTTTTAGAACCAACTCGGACCGTCCCGTTTTTTTTAGTTATTTTTCGGGGCTTCCCCGCCTCGGGAGGCCGGGGCTAAACGGGTACGCGACAAAACCCCCAACCGATTGGTCAGGGGTTCTGTCCGGCGATTGCCGTGTTGACAACTTCGTGGAGGTGCGGAGAATCGAACTCCGGTCCGAAAGCGTTCCGACATGCGGCTTTCACTTCCGTCTACACCGATCACCCCCGGTGCTTGGCACTAGTATAGCATACCGGTGCCTGCTTGTCAAGTGGGGGGCCGTAGCCCCCCACCGACTTGCGTCTTACAGGCTCACCGGGTGGTGAGCCGTTGCGCCGTGGCCTTCCTCAATCCGAAGAAGTCGCACGGCCAGTTCGCCGTCAACGCCACAGGCGTTGTACCACCGCAGAGCGTCAAAGCGCTCGTTATCGGCTGCGAACACGGCTGCCATCTTTGCGGCAACCAGTACCATCGCCGTATCGAACCGGAACTCGTTGAGATCCTTTACGATTGTAGCGAAGGCTTCATAATCCTTGCGGGTCATGATGTCTCCTTATTCTGTTGTCAAGGGATGGCTTGTCCCATCCACTAACCACAAGTATACACGCCGGGTGTGACACTGTCAAGTCAGCCCGATTTGACATTGTCTCACCCATGTGCTATACTTACTTTATCGGGTCAACGGACCTGCTGTATCACAGCGATACGTCACTGCTTTGCGCGTCCCGCCTTATTTAGCCCCGCTGTTGGTGCGTGGGTTCGGGGCTGATTCGGGACGCGGAAAAGGGGGGGGCCGAAGCCCCCCCAGTTCTCAGTAGACATACGGCCCTTCGACGCCGGGGATCGTATCCCCGCACGAATCGCAGGGGGTGTCGAACTCCAGTTCGTGGCAGCCGTCCCAACCGGCGTAGTCCACGTTCTGGTTCTGGCACCAACTCCGGTGGCAGTAATCGCCGCAGAAGTAGACCCGATCCATAACGTCGCCGTTGGTGTCGTCAATGTCATGCTTGTGCGCCATGACAGTCTCCTATTCAGTTGTCAACGTGACCCTTCCGGCCACTGAGAACAAGTCTAGCACCCCGGTATGACAGTCACCAAGTCGGGGGCCGGTTTGACAATGTCGCACCAGTATGCTATACTTATTGTTGTTGGGGAGAGAAAACCCCAACGCGAGGGTTTCTAGAAACCACAGAAACCCCCCGATTCCACAGGAACTAGGCTAGTTCTTTACCAGAACCGCCAGTGTCGATGGGACAGGGACAGAAAGGACGAAAGTCCGCCACGGAGACAGTAGCCCGATTGTAGGGTTTGAGGCCAAACGCTGGGTCCGCAACGCAGTTCCTCCACCCCACGCACGAAAGCGTGAAACGAACTAGAAGTCCTGACACGGAAGCGGGGGGTTTTTGCGCGTCTGGTCTTATTTAGCCCCGCCGGTTGGTGCGAGGGCCGGGGCGTGTCGGGGCGCGAAAAAAGGAGGGCCGAAGCCCTCCTTCTCCCTACTTGCTAGCCGGGAACATTTCCATCCCGACCGGTACGCCATCGACGTACTTCGTACAAACAACACACGGGTATGGTCCCATCATGTTGCCGTCGCAGTTCCCCTCGCACTCGTACTGAATGCGAGCGGTATTCCGTAGGCGCTTTGCCATCGGATGCTCCTTTATGTAGTTGTCAATGGCCCCTCGGCCACTAGAACAAGTATAGCAGACTAGTGTGACAGTGTCAAATCGGCCTGACTTGACTATGTCTCATCCGTGTAATAGAATAGTTTTATTCCGCAAGGAGCGGATACAGAAAGGAAACGATGGTATTCCTACCATTACTGCCCATCGTGACCGTTTGCGCGGCGCTTTGGTTGGTGTGTTCTGACCGGTTCACCGGTTAGTCCACCGCCCCCCTTCACGGGGGGGCAGCCATTTAGCCCCGGTACTGGAGCGGGAGTCGGGGCTGATCGACTTGACTCCAGACGCGCAGAAGCGCCACCCTTTCGGATGGCGCTCCTATTTCTTCGACCTACCAGCCTGACGCTGCCAGAGCATCTTCTTCCGTGACGACGAACCATTCTCCGTCCATCCACATCGAAGTCACTCCAAACGATGAAACATGCTCATGGAAAGCATCTTCCACTTCGTCCACGATCTCCATCGCTACGTCTGGAATGTTGGCAATCGTCCAACCACGGTCGTAGGCACGCATGATGCGCTTCTGCGATTCCGTGGCGTAGTCGTCCAACACGTTCAGAACCAGATGCGAAATCGCACGCCAGCCGTGAGTGCCATCAACGTGGCAGCCCAGATCGAATCCGATCACATTGCTGTAGTTCAGCATGGTGTCTCCTATTTAGTTGTCAACGCAGATGGTGTCCCATCCACTAGATACAAGTATAGCAGATAGGTGTGACAGCGTCTAATCGGCCCAGTTTGACAATGTCACACTGGTATGCTATACTTACTTGTGAAGAAAGCGATGAGACAATGCGTATCAGCGCCATTCGACCCGATTAGGGAACTAGCAACAGGCGAATACGTCCTTTCGATCTCGTCGCTTTTTTCGCGTCTTGTTTAGCCCCGCAGCCAGCAGCGGGGATCGGGACTGATTCAGGACGCGGAAAAGGGAGGGCTTTCGCCCTCCCCCTTCTCAGACTGTAACTCCGTGAACGAATCGTGAGTAGTTCACGATCCACTCGTCGGTGCCGTTCAGCAGTCGGGCGTTCTCTAGAACGTCCTTCCGGTAAACGTCTCCCAAGTCGAATCCACCGAATGTGTGCGGGGACGAGACGTAGCAGAACCACCGGGAGTAGCCATCCTCGTTGTCCGGATGCTGGTAGGTCTTTACGACGTACCAAGTCCATCCTGCGTCATTGACGTAGGTGGCGTAGGGATCGTCTTGTGGGACGATGCGCCCGAACGGATTGGTCTTACGAGCCATGATGTGTCTCCTATTTAGTTGTCAACGTGACCGGGTCGGCCACTAAGAGAGAGTCTAGCATACTGGTGTGACACTGTCAACTCGGCCCAGTTTGACACTGTCCTACCCATGTGCTATACTTATTGTTGTTGGAGGGGCCAGAAAGTGCCCCACTGATTCACCCAAGGAGGTGAGACATGAATCCAGCAGGAGACGAACTGGACTACGAAGCCCTCGCGGCTGAGTGGTACGGGCCGGACCCCAGCCGTTGGGACGACGATCCGTCGCCCTACGCGGGGACTTACTCTGAGGAGTAAGCCGGTGAACCCCCCGAAAGGGGGGTTTTCCCGCGTCCGGGTGCGCCCCGCAGGCAGTTGGGGGGGCGGGGCTGATTGACTTGGCTCTAGACGCGACGAAGGGGAGAGGCTTTCGCCCCTCCCCTTTCGCTCAGCCCACCAAGTCGCTGTTGCGCTTGATGTAGTTAGCCAGTTGGCCCATCGACTTCGTGACCGTGAAAGTCGCCATCGCTGCGAAAGCGTTGAGATTCTCGTAACGGTACTCCGTGTCGCCCCACAGGATCGCTGCGTCGCCGTTCACCCAGAGGGTGATCAGACGGGCACCGCTTGTGGTGGGGTGCTGGATGGTACACATTGGGATGTGCATCCTCTGTCTCCTATTTAGTTGTCAACGTGGGTAGCAGTTGCTCCCACTAGAAACAAGTATAGCATACCAGTGTGACAGTGTCAAGTCGGGGGCCGGTTTGACAGTGTCATACCCATGTGCTATACTTATTCTCAGTGGCTACCGGCCACGACAACTACAACTTAGGAGACACGATGGACTACGACGCTTGGCTAGAAGCGCCCTACATGGAAGAAGGGTGCGAATGCGACGGCGGTTGCCATAGATGCGATGCCATACTGGCCGAAGATTACCACTGGTCTACGGACCCAAGAGTCTAAAGAAACGGGGGGAGCCGAAAGGCTCCCCTCTTTCGCGTCCCCCCTCAGTCCGCCCCGGAAGTCGCAACAAAAAGCGGGGCTAGACGCGCAGAAACCCCCTTTCGGGGGATCTGGCTCGGGGGCTAGTCGGCGTCCATCTCTGGATCACCGCTTCCGCGAATGCGCCGGTTCTTCGCAACAACGCCATTTCAGGGTTGCTGGCCGGTTCTCGGCTGGCGTGGTATTCGCCAGCACTTAGACATTGGGGGAGAGCCGCTTTACTCAGCCGTGGTGACTGAGTGACAGATACCATCCTGTCACGGACTCGCCTTGAGCGCGACTCAGGCTATGTCCCCCTCCGATTCGCCTGCCTATTGGCAGGGCTTCGATCTGTTAGTAATAGTATAGCACATAGGTGCGACACTGTCAAGTCCTCCAGCGGAGAATCGAACTCCTACAACCCATACTGGCGTTGCCCACTCCTCTACATGACTGGAAGGTGTTTCGACCGGTTCTGTTGCCACCCCCGGTCAGGGCCGATTCTCAGTCAGTGAAGATGTCGCGTGGCGTGATGCCAAGCGCTGCGTAGCGCCTCGCCCGTTCCGCTTCCACGGCCCGTACTTGCGCCTTGCGTGCCCGCTCCGCTCCCCAAGTGCGACGGTAGGTCGCTTTCGCTGCCCGGTAGGCGTGATTGCCTCCAAGCGTGGCGAGGGTTGCGAACATCGCTGCGACTGCGTCGGTGTTCTGCTTCGTTGCCATGTAGGTATTATAGCACCCCTGTGTGACATTGTCAAGTCAGCCCGATTTGACACTGTCATACCAGTGTGCTATACTGTTTCTTAGTGGGGAAGCGCCCCACTTGTTGACAACAAGAGGAGACAACATGCAGTTCAGCATGTACACCCATGAGGGCGACAGGATGGTCCTAGCGTCCCTCCAGCGCCAACTGGAGATCGTCCTGTCCTTCACCCACGCAGTCACTGCGGAGGCGCTGGTAGGGCGAGTCGAAGCGGAGGTGACAGCGTGTGGTCACCCTGAGGTGACTGACACAGCGGTCAGGGAGTGGATTTACACCTATCTTGAGAACGAGGGCCACATCGTTCAGACGGAAGTGATCGTCTGATCGAACAGGTGTTCGGAGGGGGGGGCGAAAGCCTCCCCTCCACCCCTTTAGCCCCGCTTCTTCAAGGAGGTCCACTACTCAACAGACTGCGGGGCTTATGATGTCCTTCATGGCGATCAGTTACGAGAAGGCGCGCAAACTCTTTGGCAAGTTCATCTCGTTCAACCAAATGTTGTCGGAACAAGTTGAAGTAGAAAACTATTATCAGTTCTCTTATCGTTTAGATACTTATCAACTTTGGGCTGACTGTGATGAAGAACATCTCCCTTCGTCCCGCATGTTGTGCGCCCATGCGGGGCTACACATGGCAATCGTGGATTCGGACAACAGATTGGAGCAGGCGGAGTTCGCTGTGATGATGGGGCCGTTTGATCTGATGCGTGGTGATGATCCTGAACTTCTTTATCGACAGATGACGAAGAGTGTGAAAGCGGTGATAGGGACGGCGCAACTTCATATTCACGCGTTGGGTTACCCGTGTCATGATGAGTGCCAGTGCGAATCCATAGTGAATGAAGAGAACTATCTTGGCCCCTAAACCCCGTATTAGCGCCTCTGTGGGCCATGGGCGACGACTGCGCCAAAGCGATCAGTCGCGTGAGCCGAGCCCGACGATGACCGTTAGTCGAATACTTATCGACCTACAAAATAACTGGAGTTTCTTTGCACCTCTTCCTTATAAGAAACGGTTGTACCACAAATGATGCTTGAAGTAGAAAACCGTGAACGATGGCTCATACTGAGAGCCTTACGGCGACTAGGCAACGAC